TTACACTTTTTCGGCTCTATTAATCCAGCCTCTTTCATATCTAGCCAAAGTCGGATTAGCTGAAATAATAGCCCTATAATATGCTATTTCTGCTCGGTCGTAGTCCTTGTTAAAACTCACTTCATTATACGCATTTATTGCAGCTAGAGTATTAGCGCCTAAAACGCCGTCCATTGTAACGCCCACAACCTTTTGAGCTGCTTTAATGGCGTTTTTGCACCCAGCATTTACGCCAAATATAAACATTTCCGCCTGCTTTTGGTAGCTATTTATTTCATCTAGCCGCATAACATCCCAATAGTTAGCTTTATAAAATTTCCCTACTTGTGCGACCAAATTATCATCATTGTATAACGCAATGCTAGCCTTTTCAAGATCGCCGTATGCGTTTATTGCCGCCCTAACTTGCCCCCAGCCTTGCCAACTTGGGTGAGAGGTTTCATAAATACCCATAAAAGTTAGCCCATTTTCTGTTGGGTTTTTATGTAGTGCGTTTTTAGGGCTGTTAAATTCTAGGCTCATTAATGTATAAAATGCGTTAGTAAAGTTTTTCATTTTTTAATCCTTTAAAAATTTAAATCTTTAGGCGGTTTAGGTGGGAAGTCATCATAACTGCCAAAACTACTGATCTTTTTATCTATTACTTTATCAACTACTGCGCGTATCCAAGCTGTGCCGCGCCAAGAAAAAAAGCCGCCGACTGCAAGACTAAATCGATCATTATTATTTGTAAAAAATGATGCTATTTCAAAAAATATCCAGCAAATAAAGCTTGAGCTAATAGTATCAACTATAAAATTTACTACTTTACGCTCTCTATTTATGGTTTGTTCTTTGTTATTTATAGATCCTAGCGCTCCACCTAGAAGTCCGACAACTACAACCCAAAAATAAATACCTAATTTGCTGACAAGATCCTCCATTATCCGCTCTTTTTTTAAAATTTATATGTAAAAATATACATTATTAGGACGGATAATATTATTTCTACTACAACCATCTTATTTAGCCAAAATTTCTTAGTACTTTTTATGATCGCTTCCATTTACGCACCCTTTTAAAAGTTCCTCGCATGTGAGAAAATAGCCCATTAGCTCCTTAGCGCTTTGCAAATCACTAGAGCTATACTTTGGCTTTGTTGGCATTTTTTCAATGCACGCTACTGGCACATATACATCTTGATATTGCGTTTTTACAATCACTTCAGGCTTTGAGCTACAACCAACCATAAAAAACGCCACTATTAGGCTACTTATTACTAGCTTCATTTAGTAGCCTTTCATAAAAGGTTAATTTCTCCTCGCATGCGGCGTCTTTGATAGGCACTGCCACACGCTCAACTCTAGTTACAACACGTTCTTTTATTTTTGCTTCGTCTTGTTTTGGCACGCTTAGCGCCTTTAGGCTTGTGTTTGCTAGCTCGATTTTTGCATTACATGTTTCCAAATTGGAAACAACTACTGCATTGCTTGCCTCTTTTAGCGCTATCTTGGTCGTTAGCTCGTCGATTTTATCGGCTGCCCTGCTATTTAGCCAATAAAGCACGCCAACGACAAAGCTCAAAAACAAGATAGCCCCTATATAAAATTTATCGCTCATTTCACACTCTCTTAAACGGATTTACACACCAAACACTTTTTAGCACTTTCTTATCATCTGCTTCAAGATATGTGCTTTTGTTCTCTTCATTCATCCCACATATATCCATAAGCTTCCAGCCTAGATATATCCTGCAATAAAACTTAGATTTGCCATATCTTATTTCTTTGTAATAACCAAAACGCTCACGTCCATCTTTAAGTCTGCAAGTCACTAGACACTGGGTGCTTTTTGCCCCTTTGTTTTCTGTAGCTAGAATATCGCCTACACTTTCTACACTGCTTGCATCTATATCTTCAACCTTTACGCCTAGATACTTCGCGCTAAAGTTTCCTATCCTGTTACGATAGAGCCAACAAAGCCTTGCAAAGTAGGTTCTATTTTTTGGCTCTTTAAAGTGACATCTCCTCCACCCATCATCGCCGTTTATCCCATAGTCGTTCTCATCAAACCACGCCGCCCATTTAGGCAAATTCTCGCTCTTTTCATCGCAGGCTAGCAGCGCAATAGGCACTACGATAAAATGCACTATCTCAATTGGTAGCTCAATAGCTACGTTTTTAAGAATTTGTAGTTTTTGCTTTTGGGTTAATCTCATCTTTTACCTCTACTTTATACTTAGGGCACTTAGGACACTCACTCCAAGTGCAGTTGCCATCTTTGTCTAGCTTACTGGCACACACTTCACATCTTTTTATTCTTACTCTCATTTTCTTAGCTCCTCTCTTTGCACTATTAGCTCTTTTAACTCCGCC